GTATCAAATTCCTTTCTTTTAAGTATTAATTCCATAGTATTTACCTCGGTATTGGTGATAAAGTTTTTAATTTTATCTCACCCTTTGTATCCCTGGATAGGGAGCCACAATCTTCACATCTATATACCTTAAATTTATTTCTATTAGTATAATAATGATTATCTTCTTTAAGATGGGTTGAACCACATGCGGTACATTGCAATTCTCCTGTAGGATTGTATAAACTCATATTAGGATGTGAAGGTATTCAAGGTCTCATTCTAAGGTATACCTTTTCCAAGATAACAATATCCTTGCGATTGTATTTTTCCATGTATTTTAAAGAAGGGGTATGCCCTTCCATACATCTTTTCCATAACTCGAAATCCGTATCATCCTTATGTTCTATATTAAAATATCCTGCAAGAGCATCTAGTTTATTAGAACTAAAACCAAACTGTCTAGAAGCTATTTCTTTAGTATCTATCTGTTTATAGAAGGATGGTGGGTATATATCATGTATGATAAATCTTGCATTTATTTTGGGAATATCAAACCTCTTCCCATTATGTGCAATAACTATGTCACACTCATCCAGTAGTTGTCACAATTTAGAAACTATTCTCTTATCATCTTCTGCCAGTATTTCTTTTGAAGTTAATACATCTGAATATATTTTATCATCATTTAATCATTTTGCAGATCATGAAATCATGAATCATTCAGATATAGTCTGTTCTAAATGAACATTTTGTTTCCACCTTGATCAAACATATGCTTTCAAAGGAGCAGTCTCTATATCCAGTATAAGTATCTTACTTCTTTTAGATGCTTTGAGAGATTGCCTGTACTTCCTTATCTTGTCTTCAGAAACATGGAATCTCTTACTAATTGCTTTTGCTCCCATCCTATGTAGATAAGGCTTCTCTTTAAAAAGCTTTTCAATTTCTCCCACTAATCTTGTATTTTAATTACTCTAAAATTATTAATTTGAATAATCTCATTATCTGAAATTAAAGTGTTTTCCTCGTAATAGTCTTTTCCCCACCTGAATAAAAACAACCTTTTCCAAAAGTTAGGTTCTTTCCATTCAGAAGTTTCATACATAAAAGCACTGAAACTTGCTGATATATTTGCACTATGTTTTATAACATGTTCCCCATGTTCCTTACTCATGGATACATTAAAAATAGTTTGTGGATTATATTCTATTTCTATGTCAAATTCACAGCTGTCTTGTATTATAATAGGTTTTACCACTACAGTAGTATCTGTTTTTACAGTAGATTTGAAATGTAATAAATCTCTTATCTCTTTATCTTTAATACCTAACTCTCTTCTAGCTGCATTTAACTCTGTTAATAATCTATCTCTAGTAGTATTTAATTCTCCTATAGTTACCCTATATGTACCTCTTATATTAGATATAGAATCTTGTAATCCTAATATATCTGATTCATACGCTTTATTGTTTTGTATTAGAGTAGTATTAGCCTTTTTTAAATTACTAACCTGTCTACCTAAAATAAAGATAGTAGATAGCATGGCTAATACTATTAAACCTCCTATTATATATTTTTGCATACTAAAAGTATTTAAGACTCTCTACTAGACATTAATAGTATCTCTAATTGTTGTTTCATTTCTGCATTATCTTTTTCTAGTTTAGCAATTCTTTCCTTATTGGCTTGGTCTCGTTTGTTTGCTTCTTTTATATAGTTAGAGAACCTTTTATTAACATCTTCTAATTCTGTTTTATATTGCATTAGAGTACTATTATACGTTTCAAAAATAATTCTAAAATTATCAGATTCACTATTTTTCTTTTCTTGTATAATCTTCTCTATCTCTGCTTTATGTCTACTCCTATTATATATGTTAGTTACTATAAGAGTGGCTATGGCAGGTAACGTGGCTAATAGTAATGATTCTATCATAACTAATTATTAATTTATTATATTATTATTCGGGAGTAACCATAGCATCTTCTAAAGCCTTTATTCTTGCTGATAAGGCTTGAGCAAGAGCTTGAATATTAGAAGCAGCAGCTAGACCACTTTCAGAATGTGCTGTTACAGCATGATTATGATTTCCTGCTGCTGCTGTAGCAGCTGTTGTCCCTATTACTAAATTAGAGTTACCTGTACCTGCACCTATCGCTGCCCTAGCTTCCGCCTGAGTTTCTCCTGCAGCAATTACTTCAGGTTTACCCTCTAAAGAATCTCAAGGTAGATCTTGAATATCGTTCAAAGGAATATACCCACCTCCAGAGAAGTATTTTATTCTGGGAATCTGTGTTGAAGTATCTATCCAAACAACCCCTTCTTTAGCAATTAAGGGAGGTGTTTTAGATATGACTAAAGTACCATTTATTGTCATATTATTTTGTTTTTGTAGTGTTTGGTTTAGTTTTCTTTATATTAATCTCTTGTTGTTTAAGATTATTTTGAATACTATTTTGCTTCTTTTCCTCCCTTAGTTTCTCCCTTTCTAAAGCTAAATTAGCATTATATTGTCTTATCTTCTCTTCTAACTCTGCTTTCTTTTGAGGGTCATATTCAAACCCTTGCTCTTCTGCTTCTTGGTTAGCGAAAGCTTTGATTTGCTCTAATAAGATTCTAGTTTCATTATCTCTAATATTATTATCCTCTTGTATTCTAAGCTTCTCAGATTCTATAGCAGCTTCTACTTCCATCTGTTGTTGGAATTGTTGTTGTTGAGCTTCACTTTGTTGAGCCATCATTTCCTTAGCTTGCCTTTCATCCTCTTCAACACTTCTTGAAATATCTGCAATAGATGAACCATTCCAAAGTTTCAATAGGGTGGAAGTAGAGATCATCTGATTCTGAATTAATGCTTGTGCGTAAGCCTCCATTTTCTGGATAAAAAGCTCTGTATTATTAGAATTATCTACTAATAACCCATAATCACATTCAGCAAATTCATCCCCATCTATTTCAGTTAACTTGGCAGAACCATCACTTAATATGGATTGAAACTTGATCATCTTACCCTTGAAAGCTGCTTTAGTAGTTTCTAACAAACATTCTAAAACTCTTTTCTTTACATCATCATGTATGGTAAATAATCATTCAGTGATATGAGTAGATTGTAATACTGATCTTTCTACACCTCCCACAGTTTCTCTATTAGATACTTGACCTTCTCTTTGAGGGGTAATACCCATCACTTCCCCCATCTCCATCTTAATGAATTGAAGAAGATTAATATCATTCTGTATGGCATCACCTTGATCAGCATCTATCACTCCTGAAGACTGGTTATTTAACATCCCTGCTAATTTACCAGTAGCTACCCCTTTATTACCCTCTTTAAAACTATCTACAACGGCAATATGATTAGCTTTAGCATAATACATTCACTTATCAATCTCCCAACCTCTTGGAACCATGGCTAAATCTAATTTCATGATTTTTCCCCAATTAGCAGCAAGATTCTTATTTAATCTATCATGTACAATATCATACAAGTAGTTATATGGTTTAGCCATGTCCACTAAAGAGAAAGGTCTATTATCATTAGTATTATAAATGCTACCAATTATACCAAAGTGACACCTTGAAGGATTGCTCAATCTATTGTATTGTACTACCCTAGGTCTCATATTAACATAGTGCTTGTCTCCTATCTTGGTACCTTCCCAGGCCTCCATGATTCAAAGAGGGGTAGCTTCCTCTCCCATATGTTCATTAACTACATAATCTTCTGGGTAGAAATTAAACTCTTCTTCACCAGTCTCGTAGTTAAATGATTTAACTTTCAGTATCTTTCTAAAAGATTTCCAATACACCCTGATAACCCTTATATTACCAAAGTTATCAACATGGGCATTATCAAAAGCTATATTATTGTTAAATAGTTGATTGGCTAAAAGATCTCCTTCTAGCATAACACCTTCACCGTATTCAGAGTCTTTCGGGTCTACAAACACAAATTCAGAAGTTGGATCATAATTATCCATATCATCTGTAGAAGCAGTAAAGGGTAATTTATCAATATACTCAATATCCTTATCTGTTAATACATCATAATAAGTATCTATAATCTTCCCTGGAGACCAGTAATCTCATAATACTATCATATCAGCATCTTCTATTTTATTAGAATATCCTGATCTAAGTACTATCATTTTATTAGGATTGATCACTTCTACTACAGGTTCACCACCTACAATATCACATTGATAGGCTTCTTCTCCTGCCCACATGGCATTGTAGAAACCTTTATTGAATTTGAGTGGTAGAGATAACTCTTTCATGTAATGATTTAACACTTCATTACCACGTATTTCCCTTATATCCTGCCATTCATATTTATTATATTTAGTAATCTTTTCCAGGTCTCTAATAGCTTCTTCCTCATTTTGAGAGTTTTCTGTAGCCCACATGGAAAGATCCTTCATCCAATTATTCTTACGATTAGTTTCAATCTCAGAAATAGCATCTGGGTTGGTAACTACTAATTTGAAATCAAACCTACGTTTAGTTTCCTCTCCCGCAAGAACATTCAGTTTAGAATTAAGTATAGGATAATGTTGTATATTATCAGGTATGGCAGAGGAATTCTGGTTATAAGGATTTATTAGCAGCATGAGATCTTCTAAATCCAAGATACCACTTACCAAATTAGAATTAATTATTTTATTCTTCAATGGTTTACGTACCCTTGAATCATAACTTCATATATAATTCTCAGCCCAATCTACATGTTTTTGTCTCCACTCCCGGTTTTTTTTCTTCCAAGATATTTTACCAGGGGGTAAGCCATTAAAGTTATTCATATTTATAAAAGTATTTTATCAGGCAAAGTTAAAAATTTAATTTAAATTGTGCAATAGTATTATGATATTCATAATATATTTGCCTCAATTTTATAACTAAACTGATATTCCTAACCTCTTCATAGTTTCTAAAAATTGTTTATTATCATCATTTCCCCTATAATTAGAGTTAAAAAATGGATCATCACCAAGATAGTCTTTATCTCTCTCATACCTATTCTCCCAAGAATCATCTCCAAGTAATCTAAGTTTATCCTCCCTAATAAGCATTAACATTAATAAAGCATCGTGCCTATCAAAGTTACCATCCATATTATGAGTAGCCAACTCTTGAAGTAATGCCCTAAATCTAATTTTCTTTAAAGATCTTTCAGTGGTTCTAACTTCAGTCTCCACCCCATCTATTACCTCTATCTTAATATTATCATAAGGTTTAAGCAAGAAATCTCTAATCATTCTCCTACCCATGTTTTTAATAGGTACAGAACTAGGAGTTCCTTTAGTAGCATTACCAATACGTTGTCTTTGAGGGTCTTTCTCACGTAAAAATTCTAGAGTATCAGCAAGTAAGTGTAGTGAATTAAATTTAGAGAAGTGTGAGAACAATCCCTTTTTATTATTCTCGTAATTACCTTCAGCATTATAATACATTAAAAGTAATCTATAAATCTCAAAAGAATCATCTGTTAACTCTTCTCTCCCAGTATATTCAGCAACTATGTCATCAGTCCACAAGTCTAGAACATAACATGAAAATAAAGAAAGAGTCTCCGCCCCGTCTGTATCTATAGTATCTGCTCCTGAAATATATCTACCCCATGGAACTTTACCATCAGATCCTTTGATAGGGTGCTCTTTAATAACGACAGCCCCCCTTAACTTGTTGTCTTTATGTGGGAAATTATTAATAGGCTGAGCTTCAGGATCAGGCTTCCATTCAACCTCCCCATCTCTTAATACTAATTTACCAACATATAATTTTTGAGTTTCAGTGGGATTATTGTCTAACCAATTGATTTGATCATTCAAATCAGCAACAGGATATATAGTACTATCAGTTTTCATGATAGCATCTTGTATTGTAAAAGCAGTCTCAGCCTTACGTCTGGACAATTGTATAGGATCTGAAGAATTATATTTTAAGTTATGCCTGAACTTCAATTCCTCAATCATTGCTCCTGTTACATCACTAACCCCATCTTTATTATAAAATCCCTTAATGTTTACATACCCTGGAAAGAAAAATAAGGTGTCTCTCTTACCAGAAGAGTTTTTATCATAAACATTAGGTAGAGCATAAACATTATATCCTTTTGGGTATTGAATCATTTCTAAAGCCCCCATGAAATCACTACCCTCTGATCCTCCTGTTGCAATACCTATATATTGCCCAAAAGCAATACTACCTTCCTGTACATTAGGAAGGGCTACTTGCCATGTATCCAGGAACTTAGGAAAAACTGCGTACTCTTCAAAAAATAAATAATTTACCCTTTTACCACGAATTTTATCTGGATCATCAGATATAGAGATTCCAAGTATCTCATTTTCAGAACCTTTGGGGAGGTTATCTTCGTCAATTCACCCTGCTATCCATTGCATTTCCGATAGAGAGTTTTTAATTTTTCTAGATGGAAATTGTGTATTATTTGCTAAGAAATTTATACCATCAGTTACTTTATTAAGAGTACCATCTTTAACGAGATATTCTTTATTATAAGCTGCTAATAAAGACTTTACTTTAGTGTTAGTATGTTCATCTATTCCTAAAACAAAGTTCTTAACTACCTTAGAGGCAACACTAAACGATTTGGAGGCACCTCTTCTCGCTATTTCAACAGCATGTTGATTACCT